TCCTCCACATTGAGCGCCGTGCGTAGCCCGCTCTCGCGCCATTTGCTGCCGTTATAGCGCATCACGATCTGATCCGTGCCGCTCTCGGTCCACGATGGGTCGTCGCCCGCAAACTCGTAGTCCGCGCCGAATGCCGGTGCTGTATCCACACCGCCCCAATCGGTCACGGTCAAAATTATGATGTCGCCAATCTGCATGTTGACGGCGTTGTTAAATGTAACCTCTAACGTCGCATCCCCGGCGGCCATGGAGAAATCATAGATTCCTCCATTCGCCAGGTCCGGCGTAATGCTCTGTGCCCCGGTCTGGCTCCCTTGCGCGTCCGGTACGCGCTGGAGCTTGCGGTAGTCGGTAGAAGACAGCAGTCCTTTCACCGATAACGTGGCTTCGTTCAGCAGTGCTGTAGCCTGCGCCGCTGTCAACGCCTCCACATCGCCAGTTTCGCCAGTCGTGCGTCCTAATATCCGCGCCGTTGCAATGTGAGCCAGTTTCGCCAGCGTCACTGCTTCGTCATCAATCTCCGACGTACCTACAGTGTTTTTGTCTGCCAATGCTCCGGTAGGCCGGTCGTGGTTGAGCGGGTTGTCATTTGATTTCGCACCCATTGCAGCTTGGATTTCTGCATCTGTTTTTGTTTCTGGTAAAAACTCAATCATAATTAAATCTCCCTTTCAACAGATGCAACAAAGCCACACACCTTACTTCCAGATGTTGCGCGGAATTGTGGTAAGTAATCCACATATCGATCATCAAAATCCACGTCAATAATAATCCCCGCCCCGATGTTGATTGCATCATCACCAACTTTCCCACGCATTTCAACAGTGTCTTTAGTCGCCGGCTTAACAGTAACGGATTTCACATCTTCGATTGCTAAGTCAAGATGTGAAAGATCCATACGTGACCACTCAGTCGTAAGAGTTTGATTCTTGGTTCGGGTTGTATTTGCCATATTATGTCTCCTAGCTAAAGGTAATTGTTTCGAGGATCTTGTCACCAAACTCTGCGAGCTTGTCATCTTCGCCAGCAAAAACGTCCCCAGCAATCGTGACGATTTCAGCAGCAAATTGTATCAATTGTTGCTTATCAAAATGGCGCCCCATATTTCGTTCGAGCTTATCACAGGATTGTACTGTCATCTCGATTTGTCGAATCAGTGAAGCAATGGGGCCAGAGTTACGAATCAAGTCATTATCGTCTTGACAAGTATTGACTATGGATTCGAGGCTCATCCTCAAAACACCAATCTCCTCGTTAAGAAGTTTGAGTTTCGGGGAATCCGCCTTCTCGTTTATACGCTCGCGATACTTTGTAAAACGATAATTACGCAACGCCTGTGCTTCCTGTGAAGCTTCGACTTTGTTTCCGCCATGCCGTTGACACACAGTTCCACCAGGAACCGCGAGATAGGGACATTGTCCTTCGCGTCCTGTGGCCTGACACCGATTTGGTGAATCCGGCTCAGCTCTTTTTAATACTGCCTCTGACATATCATACTCCGGTCGGATTATTTTGTCCAGATTTTTTGAATCATGTCTCTCCATACTGTATAACGGCCAGAAAACGGAAAACTTGCATAGAACTTGAAATTAGATTTTTTGTCCAAGGTTCAAGTCCAGTATACTTGATTGACTTTATCTATTATTGGTCATTTAACCCCACAACCCTTTGTTGTGTTGATGATAAATGTCTGCAGTTCGTGTAAAACTAAAAGTTGCGATATAAAAGTTGCGAGGTCTGCGGTTCGGGGTTCGTGATTGTATTAAAACTAAAAGTTGCGTGGTCTGCGGTTCGGGGTTCAGAAGTGGGGACATACTACAAAAAGTTAGCATTTATCTATTAGAAATAACCCCACCACACAAAAAGCACGTTATTTTGTATATAACGTACTTTTTGTGTCCTTTGTTCTTTTACGCCTTATCGCGCAGGATGTCTTTATGTTCTCTTACTTTTCTTTCATAATACTTGGCATATTCTGGAGTTGCACGCAATTCGTCAAACTTTCGCTTTGCAATCGTTTCGACTTCTTCACTCCAAACAAGTATATGGTGCATTATTGCCATTTTTCGATTTACTGGCATTTCATTAAATTCAGGATCATCGAGTCTTTCAAGCTGATGTTTCAAAGCAAGTAAAATGGTATCTACATGCTTTATTGGAATATGGTTATCAATGTATAATTTATCCACGCCAACACTTTCAAGCCAAATTAGTTTTTTCATCATTATTACTCCCATTGTTACTATTGTACTTTTCGCGACATCTGCGACAAGCCTCCAAGTTGTCGCTTTTAGGATTTTCGTGATATGGTGAAAGGTGAACATACACGCATATAGCAAGTTTCATGCCAACGTAACCCGTTGCGTTGCAACAGGTTCCGACACAAGATTTTGACCGTTTCATCCGCGTTAGCAGGTTTCGTACCAATATTCAACGAAAAAGTTACAAGTGCTTGCAATACAACAGGTTATAGAACACAAGACAAAATAAATCCTTCATTCTTTCCTAACATTTATTAGACTAAAACTTCTAAAAATATACTAAAATCTCCAGAACTCATTGCAACGCAACAGGTTATAGCGACACAAAATTGTACTTTCGTCAATACATTTTTGTGCCACGTATCCCGTTGCGTTGCAAGCACTTACATAATATTTACAATAGTCGCGGTACATTTTTGTATTTAAGTGGTATTGCTATACTACTATAACCAGCTAAACATTCATAATACGTTGCAACGCAACGGGATACAACACATCAAGCTGGCACGAAATCTGCTAGACACGCATGAGTCATCTGCGCGTGACTCACTTGAGTTGTAACCTGTTGCAAGTCAACAGGTTACAAAAGTTGGCATGGGTCTTGCTATATATAGCTGTCCTTCGGAGGACGCGCCACCCGGCGCCAATCCCCGAACTGACAACAATTTATACAAAAGCCTGTGGATGTGGAGATCCGGCTCAGTAGTCAGTTCTTGTAAGAACACCAGCAGGCTGTCAAAGTTGGGTGAACTCTGGAAGTAAGACACCAGTCCAACCAGAAGATGTGCAGGCAGTCAGGCACATAGGAGGCGATGATATGAAACTCTCCACAGTGCCCATCATCAAGTACAATGATGCAAAACATAGCCTGTTGAAGCCTGGGACGGATACAGTAATCCGTGAACGTGGATTTTCAGTACCTGTCCGTGCAGGACACAACGAAAGGCGATACCGCGGTATCTGCGGTCATCGGCGTGACACAGACTTCAACTTGTTAACAGAAACCCGTAAACGTGACTTGCCTGTTGAAGGTCAGACACTTTCAAAAGTAATTATTGATGCCTTGTACGAATTTATGAAGTGTTCAAAGCTATAACCTGAACCATGTGCCTGACTGCCTGCACATTGCACGAAGACTGAGTATTGTACGGAGTACTCAGCGCAAGGCACGTCATCTGAGACATGGCGCAACAACTCACAGGAGTACTGTGCCATGTTCACTTTCAGGGTTTTTGACGTTGTTAAACAAGAGTATATGATTTATCATATGCTCATCGATGCGCTGGTGGAGAATGATGAGGAGACCTTGATCGAGTATCAAGATGACAACGGAGACTGGAGACCAGTCTCCGATTTTGAAAAAACAGAAACAGCTTACAAGTTCGGATTATGAAATCAATCTGCGCCATGTTTCGGATGGCGTGCCTTGTTGGGGTGTGGCGACTCCTGCTTATGGTCAGCGCATCCTGTGCCCTATCGTTGAGACTGGGCACTAAGGAGATTGATTATGAGTCTGCAAGTAATTGCACTGAGTACTGTCTGCTTTCGTCTTGATGACAACGTTTCCCGAACGGGTAACCTGTTCAAAGATGAAGCGGATCGCAATGCCTTGATTGATAACCTGCTTAACGGCTGGGACGTCGGTCTGGGTGTGTTAGGCGCTACGCCAATCGAGGATGCCGAAGCCAAGAAGCTGGCTGAGTATCGTAGCGGTGTCTGGGATCAGCTCAAAGCTGACCTGACCCCGATGACGATCAAAGTTACGCACGACGGCAAGTTGAGAGAAGTAACTGTTCCTGCGAGTATTATCTTGCAGGAATGGGAACGGCTCAACGTGAAAAACGGCAAAATCATCACACCGAAGTATGCTGGTGTGTACTCATTCAGACGGAATGCTGTAATGCATCGTGTGAATGCTGTTCGCGCCATGTTGGACTTGCCTCCGATTTTGGAAGCTCCGGCTTCCATTGAAGAGATGACTCCGGCGGAGCGTGCTGAAGCGTGTGTGCGTGAGAACCTTAAGAAGACTGCGGGGTCCCGTAGTCTTGGTGATGCTGACATGGCACGGGCAGCCCGTGAAATGTTCCAGCTTGGAGTGAATGAAGCAGGCTTCGTTCGCTCTGGGTTCAAGCGCGGCATGGCGCAAAAGTTGCACCGATTGATGAAGCTTGATGCGGAGTATCCGAAGGTCGGAATCGTTGACAGCATCATCTCCGGTGATCAGAAGCTCGCACCTTTCGGCAAGGAAGACATCAAGAAGCTTCTTGATGGTACTCCCACCGAAGCGGAGGTGAAAGCCTTTGCCAAGAACCCGAAGGGCGACGCAAAAACCACAACCACGCGGATGACAAAATCCGGAGTTGAAGGACTCCGTGACCAATCTCCGCTCATGATCGTTCGCCTATTGGCGAAGATCGATCTGGGCGAAGAGGATGTCTCCGCTCTGAAACCGCATCTGGCGTTGGCGGAAGAATACAACGCTGTGTTTGCCAAGGCAAAGTAATAGATCACCTATTGATTGGTGATCCTTTGACTTGACTATGAACTGCTGGCCGTGAGTGGGATTCGCCACATCCTTTGTCAGGAAGGAGGTTTCCATGAATGAAGAAACCTAGAAAAACGGTACGATGGCTGGGCTATGATGTTCCAGTCATGTGGATTGTAATTGGTAATACTGTAGCATTTATCCTGTGGATATTCTCATCATGTATGTCCGCAGTCAACTATTACGTCAACTGACAAGGCTACAAGAGGATGTGGCGAATCCCCGCACCCCGAACCCGCACCCCAACTCAACCAATCCAATGAAGGAGGTGTATCATGGATCAAGCAACCATTGATGAGAGATTGAATGCCCTAAGCGGGGAGAAGGTCTCCATCTTTTGTACGTCAAAGGATTGCTGTTCGGGATTCGAGATCAGTGGTTTCCTTGGCATTGATGACGGGTTATATACCGTTGTTGCCAAAGGTGGGAACTGCTATTTCGACCCTTCCGCAATCGTGAGTATCAATTCCAACACTATTAAACTGAGGCTGATTAGTTAATCAGCTCAGTTCAGTGGTAAGTCGTAAGGTAGGACTATAAACGCCTGTCACTGCAACGCAGGACTATGTTCCTGTTTCGTGCGGGGAGACAAGGGAGTGTGTCTTGAATTTTAGGCCAATCGCGATTCGGAATCCAAAAACCCCGAACCTTGACTATGGTCAACTCGTTTACGAGGTTCATGATTCGTGGTTCATGATTCGAGGTTCATTCGTTTACAAGGTTCGTGGTTCGTGGTTCGTGGTTCGTGGTTCATTTACAAGGTTCATGATTCATTTACAAGGTTCGTGGTTCGTGGTTCGTGGTTCGTTTACAAGGTTCGTGGTTCGTGTTCATTTATAAACCACAATAGGGATTTTCATATAAGGCGCGCGGACTCTTGATGCTGTACCAGAATCCCGAACCAATAATCTATAAAACTGTCACAATCCCGAACCAAGAATCTATAAAAACTGTCACAATCCCGAACCAATAATCAATAAATCTGACACAATCCTTGATCGTCCAAATCCAATCCTCCTGTTAAATGTTTAACAACCCTCCAATCTCATCTCCTGTTAAATATTTAACAACCCTCCAATCCAATCCTCCTGTTAAATGTTTAACAACCCTGCATAGATAGATCTATCTCATCTTATGGAATATAGGGTCGGGGAATATGGACAAGATTTATTACATGTAATTAACGTACCTAATGTACATGTGGGGCTCTCCTTACAAAAGCAGTCAACATTATTTTTCAGGAAAAGTCATAAGTCGTTTATTGACAAAGAGTTACAAAAACCTTACTATTCTACTATTCTAACTAAATAACTAACTAACCTTAATTTAGTTATAGAGTGAGAAATAAAAAGAGAAAAATATATATTCTTACTATAGAATATTTTAAGGGTCAGTGCGTTATTCCGTTATATGAACCCCGAACCCTGTCTGTCATATATGAATATTACCCCTTGTCGCTTACAGCGGCGGCTCATGTGACGTCTGACAAGAAAAAGCGTACAATACCCCTAATCGGGGAATTGTACGCATACAGACGATCGTTTATTTTGTCCAAATCATCCGTCCACTAACTATTCCAATAATTCACCATATGCTGAGCTTGATATTTTGCATCACTCAAGGCATCATGATGTTCACTCCGTTTTGGCTGTGTTTTTGACATTTTCACCATGGGCAAATTCTTCCACGTTCTATAACAACGTACATCCCGAAATGTCCACGGAACTTTGACGTTGGTAACATGAAAGCAATGCTCCCAGATTTTACAATCGAAGGAAGCGGAGTTTCCCCACACCGGGATTGTCTTGACATTGTAACGTTCCCGAAGCATAGCATACCATCGAACGAAAGACATACAAACAACCCGCAACGGTAGTCCCCGCTTCGAGAATAAGGCTTTCCTTGTCTCCTCAGTAGGAGACGAGTCTTCAGCCCCAAGCCACCATAACACCGTTTCGGGGTCCATTGTAAGCATGAAACGTTTGTTCGAGTGAACAATGTCGATCTTCCTATCAAATGTTTCAGGTAACATTTGTGTCAAGTCGAAAGCCACGGCTCCCACTGAACAAACCACGCATCCAGGTTCGCGTCCCAACGTTTCTAAGTCTAACATGATATTCACATCCATGATACTCTCCTATTTACTTGGCCAAGCTACTTCATCAATAACAGTAAATGATTCACACATCAATGCCCCAGGATAAATGTTTGCGCATTCATAAAGATCTGTAACACCCGCCCAAAACTTCCGTATCTCGGAGCGTGTTAATGGTACAGAGAATTGAGGTATGACACCAGTCCCCACACCCCGAACAATGCAACGTCTACGAGCAACCCACCATCCATGATATTCAGCCCAATGAATTGCGGCATCAACACTATCAAAGCAAAATATCTTCGAGTTTGGTATCTTTGGAAAAGTCGGTATATGATACCGATATTCTAGTGCATTTGGATAATAAACACAACAAGAGCGATACACATCATCAAATTTCCTAACCACTTTGTAAATCATGATACCTCCTTTCACATAGCAATAAGTGCTATGGCTAACATAAACAAAAATACCAAAATACCAATCACTAATGCAGCAAAAACTTCCATCGGATCATCCCATTTTGACGTACTCATCATACATCTCCATCTTTTCATATTCATATTCACACTCATCAACGATATTTCGAATCTCCTCAACCAGTGCCTCCTCCTTTCGTTTTGCCGTTATTTGTGTCTCAAGTCCCTCGATCCGCGAATCGATGGCCGATAATAGCACATCGCCACGACAACGACTGCGCATTTTCTTGAGTTGCTCACTCTCTTTCTCATACTTACGAATCCCTTTTTGTATTTCCACGATTCGTCGATCCGTTTCACGCGTCGCCAGATACACTATATCCGTATTATGATTACCCACTCGCAACACTTTGGTCACGATCTCATTCAGTAACATTTTGGCAAGCTCTTCAACTCTAGGTTTCTGGTTCCTGGTTCGACCGTGTTGATCATAATACGCCCGCTCCTGTGGGTCCGACAAAATCGTGTATGCATTCTGTAACTCCACGAACTCTTCATGCCCACCTCCCGCATCGGGATGCAATACTTTGGATTTGTTGATAAATGCCTTCTTGATTTCATAATCAGTTGCGTCCCGCCTCACGCCTAATATATCATATAGATTCATATTGACTCCTTAACTTCTTAGCGAATCTCCGACAGAAACAATAGAAACGACTAGCACCACGAAACCTGTGACAATAAACAATATATTTATCACAGATCACATACCACGAACCATTCTTCTCTGCTAATTGGACAGTGACATCACCTCGTTTACACTTGATGTGATAAATCACACGCAAGTGGTCAAAATAAAACAGTAACAACCACATCAATAAGACTAAGACAATCAATATTCTGTACGCCATCTTTCACCTCTCAATATTTCCTTTGGGATGAATGAATTACACATAATTGCACCTTCTGGAATACAACTCATCATCATTCCCATCTCACCACTCCAGAAATCAATAATTTTACTAAAGCAAACAGGAACAGAAAATTGATGTTGAACATTAAATCCCACACCCCGAACCACAAACCAGTTATCAGCAGACGTGTCATACATGTGACGCATCCAGTTTTTAGCATGATTCAGGGAAACAAACCCAAATATCTTAGAGCCAGGAATCTTGGGTCGAGTTTCATGCTCTAAACAATATGTGAGCCTGTAAGGAGGAGGCACAATACAAGATACAAGATCATACGCTGACGTTTCAGCTACGACCTTATAAAACGTGTGCTGTTTAATCATTTCCGTTTCCTTCTGGCTGACAGAACCTCGAACCTCGCATCCGATTTCTTACTTCGGATGATCGAACCTACGGGAGGCTTAGACCGAAGCTCCACGGTTATTGGAACGTCTTGTTGATCTTCGCGATCACTACTCAAATTCTTGACTCGGACACTGTATACTGGCATCTCAATCTCCTTTCTTCGATAGGTATCCCTAACCCAATAGCAAAATCAATACCAGCTTGCATTCCTGGACTGATACCATGATCCATGTAAACGGCCACAAGATCTGCGCAACCATACCAAGCCATTCCTGACTTCATCCCCAAAGCCCGCTCCTTGGGATCATCATCGTCAAGAACTTGTGTATAGAAGCCGTGGCTTGCGAAAGGTGCCTCACCTCGATTCAACGAATCAAGTAAACACTTATGCAAGTATACTTGATAAGTTGATTGCAGAAGCCCAGCACCTTGATACGGGGACTCGATGATTACTCGTTTCATGCTAAATCCTTTCCACAAACCTCACTGAGGAGTCTGGGGTTATCTTCTCTTCGCTCTTGTAGCAAGTTCTCGATTACCTCCAAGGGCTGGGTGTCGCTGTCAGGAACTGAGACTGACGTGGTTCCGCTGCGCTCCACCACGCACCTCACCTTTGTCGTTATCTCTCTCGAAAACCACCCACCCGGCATTTTCGGACGGGCGAACCGTGTACGGCGGCGGGTTAAGCCACCCGTCTATCAGTATTCGCGTCGTGCTCTCGTTATCGGCTACCACCTCGCACGGAGTTCCCGCGTGCAATGCCCTGACTAGATCGCCGCGTGTCCGAGGGCGAAAATAACAAGACGGTGCATCAGACTGCATTTCGCTACGCTTCATTTGTTTTAGAAACTCCCGCAACAGGTATGAGTGATAATAAGTCAAGACCTCATGATCATCAAACGATACTCTGATATCACATCTATCTAAAACATGTAAAGCAACATGGAGTAGTTCATGTGATAGATGTGCAATATTATATGGTGTACTATTCCAGTCAGGCCCACACCAAATATAGAACTCACGCCACGTATGTTCATTGTCGACATGTTTAACGGTTCTGGTCTCACCTGTGCAATGTGCTTCATGGTTCTCAAAGTCTTTGTGAACCCTCCTTAAATAGGCTTCACTTTGTCTGCGGGTTCCAATGAACACAGTAACGTGCTGATCATACACAGGGTCTCGTAGCTTAAATACTTGCTTCATGCTTACCCCGAATCTTGAACAGTTCTTACAGATTTGAGGTAATCATGAAACACCTGCTTACCCCGAATCTTGAGACAGTTCTTACAGATTTGTGAATCATCAAACTTGGAAACAGGGAAACGGTCATCAGAACCTATAGAAACACCACAAAGATAGAGACCACTGCCCTTTTTAGCAATGTGAATCTTCCCACCTTTTATTTGACGATATTTTATTCCATCCATGATAGACATCCTTTTGTTGGGCACTTACCCCAAATACGTCCGTTTGAGAAGACCTCGAACCTCAAATCAAGTGACCCACATCTTGGACACTTGATCGTGCCAACTGATAAGCCAGTCATATTGATCGTGGATATTGCATCATGGATTTGTTCAATCCGTTCCTCAGCGTCTCGTTGCATTTCCTTCAAGTCATCTGCTGTATATTGCTCAAACTTATCACAAGAACCACGCTTCTTGAGCTCCTGTGCCTGTTGCGCGTTCGTTGGCTCAATACCACGGTGACAAGGCATTCTCCAGAACAAGCCAGCTAGTCTTTCTGGTTCGGGTGTCACATCGTTAAATGCAATACCAAGAGAACAAGTCTTATTGTGGTCTGGCGATCTGTAATGTTTACAGAAATTTGTTACTTTGACTGGCATATCATATCCCTTCCTGTCTAAATCATAAAGTTAAATAGCCCCGCCCCAGGAACCCCGAACCCTGGGCCACGTTACGTATCGCGTTGAACGGACGCCATCCCGCGGGGCTAAGATGTTAGTCACCAATCAACGTTTTGAGCTTCTTGGCATTTGCTGTAAGCATTTCGATACGCTCTTTATCGTCAAGCCGTTGGGCTTGTGGTAAACGCTTTTCCATGATATTCTTCAAACATCCCTTCAACATTCCTTTGGATTCAGCCATCATTTTCACAAATCTCCTTCAATAATATTACAATTTGATCTGAATTATGAACATCAGCACTAACAGCAAAACGAGCAACACGAATCTTGTATGCGAGCTTAGGATATTCCTTCTCAATCTCCTCTTCAGCCTCGGCCAAGTGACCAACGGCAAATTGTTGGTGGATAGGATAATCCGTTCGAGCCTCCCGACACAAGACTATAGCTTGTGCCAGATGTTTCTTTACACACATCAAGCATGTTTCTCTCATTTTTAGCTCCTTGTGAGTTCAGCGAACACTGGATCATCCTCATACAAGGATGCGTAACGATCCAACTCCTCGCATTTTGCATCGGACTCCTCGCGACTCATTTCAGTGAAGATGTGTCCACTTTTGATTGTATTCCACACAAACAGAATCTTCTTGAACCAGTCTGTCTGGAATAAGTCATCGACAGTGGCACGATGATTGGCCACACGCAACAGCGGATACTCAGTTCCGCACGGCTTTGCAATGATCTGATCAATGCAACAAACGAAGTTACCACCAATCGGTTCTCCGAGAAGCCAAGCATAAAGACAAAGCTGGCCAGCCCAGTCTTTATCGGCCACATTCAAAGAACAGGTGGAATTGATTGTTACACCGTCCACAACCACGGGTTCTGCATCTCGATGTGGTTTTCCCGAACCCCGACTCGGTGGGTTAATATCATGGCTCCAGCCATCATGGATATTGATGTATCCACGACGAGGACTGGCCGCGTATTTCGAGCAAAAGCCATTCACTTTCCAGTCAAAGACCACGGCACGCCCGTATTTGTTGACGAAATACAAATCGGGATAACCCACGATAGGTATTCCTTCGGTCACTGTCTCATGAAGGATGTCTCCTTCAAGACGCAATTCCATCCTTGGCTCTTCGATTGCCAAATCAAGCTCCAGGATGAGGTTTGCAAGTGCCCCAGATTTCTCATAACATTTGAAGATATAGTGGCCAGCTTTGCGTGCCCAAGCACGATGTTGTGGCTCGACTTGTTTTTCGATGATATTATCAATCTCGAACCTCGGATCATTACCACCAAACACAATATTGTGAAGATGATGTTTAATCCAGGCATCAAATGCAGACCCGACGGACATTGCTTGTGTCTGTTCGGGACGCGGTGGTTTGTATTCTGAGAGGTATTGCAGATAGAACTCCTCTCGATTAGCGTAGAACTTCTTAACACTACTACTTGATAAATATTTAACTTCACGCATTTTTTTTAATCCTCTCGTTTCACAATTATATGTCCATTATTTGTGATCATTGCGACAACAACGCCACACTTAACATGCACGTGGACAGTCTCAGATAAGTTATCTTTATTTACATTTATCTCCATTACACCAGATTGCGGAGCAATGACACCACGTGAACCAGATCTAACAACGATATCCTCACCAAGCAATAAGGCACATTGTAGAAATGCCCTATTCTTTTGTTCAGGAAAACAATACATAACATGATCCTTTCTTAATTGACTAAAGCACACAACTCCTCAATCTGTTTCTTGGAAAGATGCTCCTTCAATTCTTGAATTGAAATCAAGGAACAAACGAGGCGAGGATTATTTTGTATTGTATGTTCAACAAGACTCACAACCTCTGGTGGTGTTGGAAATTCATTTTTCAGATCTTCCATATCCCCTTCTATTGGCTCGACATTTACACTTGAACCACCGCGCATCACTTTCGTAACTATGAAATGTGTTGTCTTGTCTGTTATCTCTTTTTCACAAAAGCAAACAAGACCTTGATCAAGTTTATCAAGAACCACATAACGGTTTTGAACAACCTTGCTTCGCCTAGCGCGAAACATGGTAACACCTCTATTACTTTTAGTTATTTCCATCGGTGTAATCATTTTGCTATATGTTGGACGGATATTGTTATCTGACAAAATGGTTACATGGCGCAGAATTACATCACCAACTAATACAGTTTCCATAACTTAATCCTTTTCTTAGAATGGGTGAACGTTACTTTCTACACAAACAATATTCTCGCCCAACTTGCTCATATCAGCAATCATTTTACAGCGAGAGAGTTCTGGGTTTTCCCATGTCATTGGGCCTTCGTCAAAGGCTTTCTCGGAAGCCATTTTCCTGGCCCTCGCTGGCGTGGGTGCGCTGATCACGAACTTCTTGTTGTAGTCGTGATGACTGTGAAGACCCTGTTCGGACTTCAATGTGAGTAGAAACAGCTTATTCATAATCTCTCCAGTATGTTGCAGTGTTTGGGATACCATCACGACTTACATCATTGTATTTGATCGTGATGATTTTTCCCATCGGAAAGAATGGACTACTGAAATTATCCGGGCATCTTGTATCCGGATTTTCTTCAGCCCATTTCGACTGGTCTTCGGTCGCAAACTCACGCATGGCATCTGTCAAGCCTCCAACATGACACGTTAAGCCGTTTTGTAGTTTCACGACAAGGGAGCCAATGCGACCCAAGTTTCGGCTTCCTTTATCAGTGACCTTACCAGTTACATAACCAATAACCTTAACCTCTTGATCTTTGAACTTTTTGATCTTGAGGAGATAATAAGATCTGCGACATTCATACAACTTGTCGGGATGGCGAAGCATTAACCCTTCACCGTCTAACTGAACTACATCTCTCAGCATTTTGTTGAGTCGTTTCTCAGCCAAAGGCGTTGAAAACGGCAACTCATGCTGTAGATGTGCAATCGCAACTGGATTAGCTCTCAAGTGCTTACGCAACATCCAGTATGTTGTTCTATATGTCCACGTTAGTTTCGGGACTATTTCCATTGGATAATGTATCAACCTTTGCTGTATCCAAGGAATAATACCTTTGAACTGTTTTTTGTAGTTCGTGGTATTGATTTTTCCATCTGCAAACAATGTCATATAAGGTGGACTATCAAAGCACATGAACTTGACTGCGTTCCACTGTGTGTGGTCAGGTGACAAGTCTTTCACAATAGACATTAGTTTCTGTCTTTTGCCTTGACCCCTCTCAAACCACAACTCTCCATCCAATGGCATCCGCGGTAGAGCATTAAGCCAGAACTTAGGTGCATGTATTACATTCCCATAACGTGACCACAGTCCAGTAGAGATGTGTGTATCCACGTACCTTTCATCTTTATCCATGTTTGCCCACGGAACATCCTCTTTAGGGAGTCCTTGCGTGATACCACCATCCCAATAACAACGCATACCATCTAACTTCTCACTCAACCACTTACCAGCAATATCATGCTTCTTTGGCACATATTCGTGTGCAAGTTGTAAGAATTCTCTTTTTGCCACTTGTTCGGTCCTTTCAGTTAAGGAATTCAACTACATAATCTGGTTCAAGGCCAAACTCATCTTCGATAACTTGCTCAATATCCATGAGCGTGGTTCCTGGTGTGGCAATCAAGTCATGAATCTGGCTTTGTACCTCTTGAACACGTTCTTCGGCTTCTTGTTCACCGAATCCGTCTCGTTCAATCAACACTTGTTTAACTGGCTTAACCATTGATAGCTCCCTCCAGTCGTTGTTTTGCAGTTTCGAAGGCGGTATCCAAAACATCCCGATCCCAATTACGGGTACAACCTAAACAACGATCAAACCAAGCCAACATCTGTGAGTGTGCAGCAGATGCATTGCCTATAATACAACTTATTGCAACGATGAAATAAATCGTATCTACAGGTGAAAGCCGCTTAATCCATGAACTTGTTTCTTCCATAATAATAGTGATGTTATTATCATCTTTCTGACAAGCTTCACCCAACACTAGTTTCAAGTCTGTCACTTTTTCATATAAGTATACAGCCTCCTGTGCAGTTTCATTCCCCAATAATTGCCCCAACATCATAAGAATTCTTTTATCCATTTCATTTCTCCTTAACAAGCCAGACGTTTAAGTTTTGACGACCAAATTGAACCGCCGTCATTTTATCCCTAACAAGAACATCTATCATTCTACCTTTAATAACACCTCCCTTGTCTTGTACGGTATAGAAACCGTGATTCTGGATATACACGACTGTACCTACAGGTAAGATATTCCAATCCGTAGCGATGATGTTATCACGATAGTCAGCAATAACTCCGCTCGCTGTTGTATTATCACACCCAGGATCACTTGTCGTGTAGGCGCTTATATTAAAACGGCCAATATCAATGAACTCAAGATTACTCGGTTGAAACTTTTTAGACTCAACTTCATAGATCTTGATCCTCGCAACTCGTTGCTTGGCTTGGTTTTCTGCAACGGAAACAATTATCTTTCGATATCTATCTCTTTCATCTCTCAACTTATTTGCATGACATCCGCCAATAAATGATGAAATAAATAAAATGCCTATAGAACCAATAAACAAAAACCTATAATCTTCTTTAGTCATAATACCTCCTTGAATCTTCTCTTTAGACCCTTTAGTATCCTTCCAACTTGTGACTCTGAAACTCCAACTTCAGACCCAATAACCTTGAACGTTTTACCATTCAATACTTCTCGAACAATCTTGAACTCACGCTCTGTCATCGTTATCTCAGCTAAGATTTCCTGAATCGGGAATCTTGGCTTTTTCGTATAATGGTTTGTTGCAATCTCTTTTGAGACACTTTCAGCTTGGTCAGAATTATTCATACTGAAGAATATAGGAGCATCAAGATTATTTCGCGAGGCTGTTTTTCGTGGTATTCTAACAATGTGGTCATTAACTGAATACTCGACAAGTCCACAACGAATGATCTTAACAATATATGAAGTATAGTTAGTGTGAGAACAATTCCCCTTTCGAATCCTCTCAACAGCGTCAACAAGCAATGCGAAGCCTTCAGCTTGACACGTCCATATATCCAAGTGTGATTGTATACATGTTTGTCTAGCTATCGCTTTAGCTGTAGGAATATGTAGTAGCACTAATTCCTGAAAAGCATCAATGTCGTCTTGATCTCGAATCTTATCAACTAAATCCTGAATTTCATCATCAGTGTAATCGGCTCTTGTTTTGGGGACTATGATTTTATGCATCTGTTCGTAGAATCCATATTCGCGATTTCGGATTTGATTTTGCACTTTTCTCGCCATAACTTACTATAGCACATATTTAGAGAAAGTCAAATTGTTACTTTGAACACGATTTGATTATCGATTCGAGATTTTTGAGGTCAGAATCCAATAGTCATGAATCTGATCTTTCAAATCATGCAGTCTTAATATATACCCACGTGGGTCATATGCTTGTACTCCATCCCACGCCATTGCGTGTGTACCACGATTATTTATCGTCCGTAAAATACCTTTTGTGTTATTCAAGTACCTGCGTATACGCGCTTCACAGACGTGAGGCTCATGAATCATGATACCCTCAATGTGTGGATCATTTTGGACTGCTGGATATTCGGAGATTGGTGCGAGTAGATATCCTTCATCATTTGCTAAGTCTTGGAGATCTTGCATAATGATGCCGCGATATCGTTTATTACCAATCGCGCCCGCAAACCAGACATCAAGACCATCGTGTCCTAAAGCGTTGATTACATCTTGTGGATGTTTATCCATCAACATAGCATAAGCATAAATCATACAAACGGGTTTTCCAGGAGGCATGGTTAATAGTTTCATCTTCAATTCTCCAATAGTGATTGTGGTATCTCGATAACTTCACGAGCAACAGCTTTGAAGTCGTGTGATATGTTGCATCCGATTATAAGGACATTGATACCTTTAGACATAAGAGTTTCGACTGCGGGTAGTAAGTCACCATCAGCAGACACAAGAATAATAAGGTCAAGACGATCACACATATTTAACATGTCAACAGCAATAGCAACATCTTGATCTGCTTTATGGCGAATAGATGTTGCGTTCTGGAACGTCTTGACTTCTTTGAATTTTGTTTGATACCCTAGCGTATCAAGTTTGTAAATGAACTTCTTAGCACACCCATTTTTTGATGCACCATAGGCAATCATCACTTGAATTTCACCCATATCCTCAACAAATTCTTTGAGCTTTGCGTAGTCCAGTTTTCTTTTATATTCACGCTTCAGCGTGTAATATAGATTTGAAACATCAACAAATAATCCAATGCGTTTCATTTTGTTTTCCTTATTTTGTGACACATTCCTTGAAGATTTGCAAATATTGCCACCAATTAGGTTCACGGAATAATTTATTGTATTCTGTTGTGGTGGCGGCGACTAATACCCAGATCTTTGTTCCATGTGCTGTAAACAGCCTAAAGTCACGGAGCTGTGCTTGTGTGAAATGAAAGGCTTCTGGGTTCTTTACTTCAATCCAACGAATACCATACATTTCATGTGTAGCATATAGATCAGGGAATCCTTGTTGATACATGTTACCATGGGTTTCTTTGACAAACCAACCCTTGTAACGTAACATCTTGATGATGTCATTTTGTATTTTTCTTTCTGGCCCATTATGCCTGGTTCGTTTGGTCTTCAATTTGTCCACGGATCTTATCCTTTTCTCTTTTGATTAGAACCGAAAGCGTTTGAAGTTTGATAGCTTGAATCACGCGACGCTCAGAATCTGCCCCGACACACAGTTCGGCTTCTTGTAGAAGAATACGTGCGCGAGCGATACAATAATGTTCATCATTAAGTTCAACTACTGGTGCAATAGTTGTCTCATTGGGATCAAACTTAATCCCATTCAGAAAATCACGAATCTTGGTTTTTGTTATCTTTTGCTTGGACATTTTTCATTCTCCTTATATGGCTTTCTACACGCGACTTCTTGAATAATTTTGGTCGCTTCTTTGAACGGATAACTTTACGCAGTGCAACACGCGCTTTTTCTCGCAACCGATATTCGACAGTCTCTTCATAAAGCCCACTGCGATCATACCAGTCCCATTGCTCTTTAGGCTGGCACTTCAATATATCTCTCAACTGTTGAGCCTCATTCTCAACAATCCCTTCTAGCCACGTGATAGCTTCATCCAACCATGAATCTTCAACCAAGGAGATTTCATCATGTAAACATAAATATTTATCAAGACCAACATCTCTAATTTCATTGCGCATTATATGTAACAATGTTTTAACGTGACTTAACTTCTCCATTTCGTTTTTTCCTTGCTTCTGTGATTTCTTGTATCAACAATGCCTTGTCAAGACGCGAGTATTTTGGAATATTTAATTCACTCGCAATAGAACGCAATGAATCATATGTTTTGGCTCCTAGTTCTACATCTGGATGTCCACGCATCCAACGTATTAAAGACGCTTTATCTAAATTAGCAATATGATATAGAGCATCAAACTTTTCATCATGAGCGGCATGATCCCAGACTTGCTTAAACGCTGATGTATGTATAACGCGATCAATATTTCGTAACTTCAAAACAGCATCATGAACACTATCAGTTAATTCACTATAAGTATCAACACCTGTAACAGGCCACATTGTTATTTGTCCGCCCATGACGATAATCCTTGTTTCCACTCCATTTGAATTAAAGGTATAACATTCTTCTTACCATTAACAAATTTATTGACAATAGTTTTAACATCACAAGCAATTATCGGATCTGACACATTCATCACTTCATCATGAACATTCAACGGTCTAACAAACCAAGGATGTATTCCAGCTGGTTGTAATGTCCAAATTTCACACTGTAGTTTCTTTGTTATAGTAGCACCAGGTGATTGTATCTCATGGTTAGCTGCAGCTCTCATACAAGCAGCTTGCATTGCAAATGCCGCAGCAAATAATGCTGACCTTAATGCACCAACTGAAGTTTGCTCCCTATCGCGTCTAGTGACTTTGATGTGTTTACCAAGTTCTAACCATTTCTTTGGCGGTTTTTCACCTAAGTCATATAGTGCTTTCGTTATTCTGTTTTCAAGAGTGAAGTAACGACGAAATCCGAATATTGACTCAATGTACTCGGCTGGGTCATTCCACTCAACACGAGTACCTAATCCGTTAGGTTGTCGCATAGAACAGAATTTATCATATATGTTACGTCTAGCTTTTCCCCACTGCTTGTATTTGGAAATCCATTTTTGATAGGCTTCCTCTGCTACACTTTCAGATACACCAACTCTTGTCTGTAACGTGTACGCCTCACCCCCATACATCAAAGCAAACACACCACGTTTAGATCTATCATAGTAGTCTTTAGGTGGCGGATCATTTTTTGATTTTGTTATCTCAAATGGAGTCATTGTGGGAAACAAGCATGAGCCGAAAAGGGCATGAATTTTATACTTGATCTTTCCTGTGTTGCCACAAATATCACACCCCGAACCTCCACACTCAACGCATGTTGTTGGGGTTGTGAGTTCCTTATGTAGTGTCTCATCTTGGTAGACAGCATCAGCAATGGAAACTTCAAATCCGTCAAAGTCACCACCATCAAGTTCTTCACCCTCATCTGCGAGAACAAAGCATTCTCGGACTTCAGTAGAGTGTTTAATTCCTTGTGCGTTAAGTCCATCAGATCCTGCCATTCGGTCAGACAAGGTGCCAATAACTTTGAAGGATGCATGAAATCTGTCTGCAAGAAGTATTTTGTCATATAACTCAATCTCTTTTTGAATACGTCGACCATCTAATATGTGTTGAGCACGTTTGGCCGCTGGATGTGGCTTATCCGTTTCAATCAACCCACCAACACAATGTGGGCAAGTATTCTCGGATTCACCAATCCCTGCAATAATCTCCTCGAAAGTTTGTTCCGTGGTTCCGGTTGTGCCCGATCCATTGCAATAACTGCAAACCTCCGAATCTCGCCACTTAACAATTTCTTCAAGGATGTTTTTCTTTGTGCTTATTTTCTCATTCTCACGCATTACCATCATTTCGGTATCAGTGAGAACTTGTTCAAGATACTTACGACAAACAACTGGAGAATTGAAATCAACAATGCGTTTAATCAGATGCAATTTACCATATGCATCTGTTCTTAGTTGTTTCATCTTCTCAACATCAACCTTGAATCCACGCCACCTTACTGCCCCAACCATACAAGCTAACGTGCTTTCATAGTCACCCGCTTCGGGCTTACCAAAGAACTTCCACAAGTCACGAGTGTAAATAACATCATTACCAGCATACTTACGGGCAAGTCTATGGTGTCGCCAATGCGCACAATAATGTTCTGCTACTTGTGGCCATTTTTTATGCCAGTTGCTAGGTGAGGGATGAATTATCTTACCTGTTTTCTTTTCCTTAAACGGGGCTAGTGCATAAGGAGCATATCCCATTTCAAGAGGGGCGTAGTGTTTATCTGGTTCAATATTTGAAAACAATAAGATGTCATCATCTTCAACACCTAATGCATCAGCAGCTAGAGACTTTAAGCCGCTTGATGGTGCGAAAGATAATCTTATATCTTTGAACTCTGGAATAATGTCACCAAAGTCATCGGTCACATCATCCACAACCCACCGTTGTTTCTTGTTCTTTTTACGAGCAAAATAGATGTCTTTAATAGGGATGCGTGTGGATAATTCCTCAGCCAGTTCATGTGCAAGAAGAGTTGGAACTTTTTTGATACGAATATCATCTCGTTCCATTGTAGACTGATATTCCCCGTGTCTTGCATGTAACATAATATCACACGCTTTCTTAGGCTTGACACACGGCCCGAGTCTAGCTCTCTCCTCGAATACTGCAACTTCGTTTATATGGTCTATTGGGATAGTTTCTCTATCCTGGAACTGCATAAATGTGGTATACAACTTGCAAAGATGAAACCAGTCAAATGCTAAATTAAATCCACAAACACCATCCTCTTCATCACAAAACATTTCGATGAGTTCGAGAGTCTTTTCAACAGGCTCATAGAACACATCGTGTAGATGTACCTCCCCGTCATCGCGTGCCCATTGAATGAGACACGCGATGCCGTGGAGTCCTATTGTTTCTGTATCGAAGAATATCATTCTTTATACCTACAACATTGGCATGAAATCATAGCCGTTTCTGTCAGCATATTCTTTCAATGATTCGAAGAGTTCACCCGTTGAAATTTCACCTGCAGCCCAAGCAAGAGCGCGATGAATTTCACAGTTTGGAATCCCGCCATCTCGGATCGCATCCATCATATCAAATATCTCAGGCCGGCGACGATGCTTCTTGCTTTCTTTGTTCTTCTTTGCTTTGTTGATGATCGAAGGAACCCGTTCTCCACGCTCCTTGGCTTTCTTGACAGCCAACGCGGACTCAACACATGCTTTTGTTCCACCCTTAATGTAGCGTGTGTACAGATCTCGAATGTGTGATTGTGTAATCACACCAGCATGTATCTCTTTTTGAACGTCCTCGGGAAGTTTCAACGTCATGTAACGCATCTGAATCCAGCCACGGGATTTGTTTAATCTTTCAGCAGCTTCAACCTCTGAAATCCCCAATTCATACAGCTTGGACAACGCTTTGGCTTCTTGAACAATAGTCAAGTCTTTACGTTGAATGTTCTCTGTCAGATTGAAACATCTGGCCTTGACTTCATCACCCATTGAGTCATCAAAGATTGCACGAATCTTTTCAGCCTTAATAATTTGATGTGCGTGGAAACGACGAAACCCTGCAACCAGACGATATTTCTTCACACCATCTAACTCAAAGTCTTTGGGTAGCGGGCCTAGAAGAACAGGCTGAAGTAATCCATTCATCTTGATGTCTTCAGCAAGGTCTGCTACGTCAAAGGCGTCAATCCTGCCACGACAGTTAAATTGATCATCAGCAAGTATCTCACTCAATGGAACCGATAAAAGAGTCTGTTCAGTCATTTTTCTTTTCCTTTAATATTGCTTCGTTTCCTTCATCAAGAGTTGGTGCATACCAAACTCTTTCACACCTAGAACATGTAATTTCTCTCCCACGAACTTGCCACAAGTTTTTGTTACAAGTACAAGCAAAATGCAATACACACTTTCCATGATCTGGATGTGCATTATCGTTCTTCTTCGTGATCAACTTTGACATAAGTGTTTAATTCTCCAAGTGTCAAGTCCTGTAATTTCTTCTTCTTTTTCAAGTTATCAAGGACAAGTTGGTCTGTTGGTAGGCAAATGTAATCTACAATAGTAAGTCCACGGTTTGTATCCATACCAGGACGATGCCCACGATCCTCAGCTTGCATTCTTGCTTCACCCTTGAAGCTGTTAGAATAAAAGATTTCCGTTGGACTAGCATTTAATGTAAGAGCCATACCACCCGCTTCGGGATTAGCAACAACTACAACTTTACCATAAAGATCGTAATAATGTTGTTTCTTCGGATGTGATCCATCCATAGCGTACAGCAAATCTTGTGAGTTAATTGGTGAACCATATGGATCGAAGCCAGTGTATCCACGCCCATCAATTCTCAAAACATTCCAACCACGACTTTTACACACTTCAACAATGTGGTCAATCGTTCCTGTGAATCCAGCCCACACAACCAAACGACCAACATCCTCATGATCCTCTAAATCTTGAATAAGCTGTTTGTCTTTTGGGTTCTCTCCAATGACGGCTGTTGACCTCTTGAAGATCGGGGTTTTTCCTATCCCACCACAATGAGGGCAAGTATGCTCTTGTTCCTCAAATCTATCTTCAGAAATTTCAACAGGTTCTGAAAATGGGTCTTGCTCTTCTATGGGGATAGGTATGATGACTGTTTTCTTACCCTTACACTCTGGACACACTTGCTCCCCATCTCTCACTTCTTCATACTGGAACCCGTCACTCAATTCTCGTAACAATGACAAGGCTGTTATTGCCCTTGCAGATTTCGCAACAATAAGTTTTGATGCCCGTATCATTTCGATAGTAGGCTTGATCTTGATAACCTTGTATTGTTTTTCCGGTAGATCTAAACAATCTTTCTTGAACTGCACAAGAACCAAACCGGACATTCGTCGATATAATTTAGCAATTTCATTCACAGATGGCACAAATTCGTGTGTTTCATTTTCGCCAAAAACATCACATGCAGGGCCATGTATGTTATCCTCTTTATCCATACCACATTTATTACACTTATTCTCATCATCTAACCATGTGACAATGTGTGGATACACACCACCTGTTACGCTTTGTCGTTCCTCAACGATACACAATCTTTTCTTAAATGTGTGGATATTTCCCTCACGTAAGAATCCAGGGCAGGCGACTTCACACTGATGCCACCAATCAACAGGACTCTTAGGTGCAGGAGTACCAGACATGAGAATCGTGTAACCATTATCACCCCACTGCTCTCTGACAGAATTGGCTAGATGTAAGGCAGCTTGGGACCGCTTGGATGTTGGATTCTTGAGTTTGGATGACTCATCGAAAACCACGACTCTTGGTGCGGGTGTCCCATCAATCCACTCTTCAAGTTCTTTTACCAATCCTTCATAGGTGAACATTCGTGGTAATACCAACGCTCCCCACTTCTCTAATTCCATGTTGACAGCTTTGACACCAGACTTCGGCCCGACATACCAAGCTAAAGGGTTTCGTACTTTAGCTTTTTCCATCAACTCAATCATGGATAGAGTTTTACCTGTTCCCATTTCACACGCCCAGACAACATAATGTCTGTTCAAGCCATGAACCACCATCTTCTTTTGATGTTTATATAATGGTCTATTTGTTTCCAAATCATCGGGTAATTCTTCATCGTATCGAGCATAAGGGTTCTTGTTCTCAAGACGCTGTATAATGAATTGTGTTCTGAGATCATTTTCAACTGACCAAATTTTACGAGGCTTCACATCATCAAAACCATGATATTTTGGGCGAGACATAGATTCTTTAATCTCGTTTATCAGATACTTGTTGTATCGAAAATTGATATATATGCGGTTGCCATCAAATTCCAATGTGACTGGCTTGTAATAGTTTCCTGCTTTGAATTTGGTTCTTAGACTTTGCATGTTAATCCTCAAATGATATGTTTAATTTCTGCATCAATGATAAGCATGATGATTGTGTAAATAGTTTCTCTATCCTTGTCTCCTTTCTATTTTCTGCGATAGAACAATTAACTGGTTTCTCATAGATACAAACAAAATCCGACGGAGCTTGATACTCACTAACATAAACACGATGTCCCTTTGCGATCATTTGTCTAACCCAATCCCAGAACCTAGAACTGTTAAACTCTTGGTCATATTCAGTTGTTCTATTATAGGGTGGATCACAATAGATGATTGAATTATCAGGAATGACTATATTCTGATAGTGTCTATGTTCGATTATTGATCCTTGTAATCTATCCGCCTGTAAACGTAATGCTCTCGCTGTTTCAAGTGCATAGTTGCGGGTATTCCCACGAGCGTATCCTGCAAACCATTTTGCACCAAATGAACAACCAAACCCAACGAAGCCGACGAGCCAAGGTTCGTGGCCTCTTGGATTATGTTGTAATTCTTTATATAAATCCTCTGAAACGTGAGACGGAGGATCCCAATTATGATTCACTAATCTATCCCACATTGCAATAAGATAATAGTGACTGTCACTAATGTATCTAGGATTGGGTATCCTATCAATGAAATTACAACCACCACAAAACGGATCAACAACAAATTGTCCTGGCTTGCGTCCATCACAAACCAGTTCCTTTAAGTCATTAACAATTCTTGCTTTTGATCCTAGATATTTCATTGATGTTTCAAGATGAAAGTACCATCACCTTTATAGCATTTTACTTGTGAATAGTTATAGAATATCTCACGATATTTACTTGATGAAAGAATCCCGTGACATTGATTCATGAATACCCTTAAATTGAATACTGAGTATTCTTTACATCCAGCAACAATAGCGTCACGCCACTCAAGTATATTACCAGAAATAACAACCAGTATTCCTGCTTGTGCTTTCTTGGTTGCACACTTGAGTTCCGTATACTTGAGTATTTGGATAAGGAGTTCGGTATCGATATTTGTAATCACACTGAATGAGGCATGTTTCTTTGCATTCTCAGAATCACGACTACCACGCAAAGTATTGAGTGGGTTATCATCGAATCCAAGACTAGCGCAGAATGAGGCGGGGTCTTTGAGAGGTATCTTTTGATTATCTAATCCACGAGTCGGGCTTTCGCCCACACACTCTTTGTAAAAGTGTATGAACTTTTCCCAATTAACTTGTGTAATAGCTATAGGAATTATGTTATATTGAAGCATTTGCTTCTCTCTAAGTGATAAGTAGTGAGCACCCCGAAGGGTGCTCACCACGGGTTGAACTAGACTTCGCGTCCTGTATCAGCATCATCTTCAACACGCTCACCGATTTCCGGTGCTGGCGGATTTTGGAACTGCTCCAACTGCTTCATTATCTCTGCCTTTGGAGGCAGGGCGAAAGGAGTTGAACATTCTTTCAGTGTAGCAATCCACCATTTGTATTTTGGTGTTTCAACTTTACGGCCAAACAACGTGATTGGTCGCTTCATTGAATCACGGAAACGTCGTGCTTCACGACGCAGTGATTTACTGCAACAGAAGAATGTTGCGAACTTCTCAACAGATGGGATATAAACAAGAAACTCCGGCCCAAACATGCACCCCGAATCTTTGATATCGGACTGTTTCTTTATCCGCTCAAACTCCGGATGTGAACGATCAAAGACTGATACAGGTTCATCTGATCCCGTATCAAGAGCCTTGGCACGATAGTCCAACATGATGCAGTCCACCTCTTTTCCAAGTGAATCCGCTGTTGACTTATCATAGACCAAGGCAAAGTCATTCGCAGGAACGACTTCATCAGTCACCAGGTCTGAGTTGGCCGAAGCCAATTGCAACCGAGGCAAATAGTCGCCGGCTTGTGTCAGATCATCAAAATCGCTGTCCTCGTGAACGGTTGGAAGATTTTCCAAATCATCCACGGTAGTCATTGCGGTTTCTTCGACTGGTGCAACGGCGTCTTCGTTCTTCTTTGCCATGATGTGTATGTCCTTATGTACTATGTGTGAGGAAGGTGGGGTGCAAATTACACCCCACCATTAACAATAATTCTTAACCCAAATTGGCCAATTCAGCTTCAGCTTCAGCCTGAGCTTTCTTGGCGGCTTCAGCTTCTTCAGCCTTCTTCTTGGCTTTGTCAGCTTCACGCTGTGCCTTGCGGCGAGCGGAACGTTCAGCCTTTTCTTTCTCGTTAGCTTCCCACTCTACACGTTGGGAATCAACGGAAAGATCATCCAGATGAAGCATCCATTTGACCATAGTTGCGGCGGCCTGTTCAGGAGACTCGATCTTGAGTTCCTTAATAAGAGCCTTGGCAGCTTCGCCGCCCTTCTCACCGTCAATCATGCCAGCTTCTTTCTTGACTTCTGTCATCTTGCGCATGAAGGCAACGGGTTTGAACTCACGCTTTGAGTTTTGGCCAGAACGATTGGCATCACGAATTTCTTTTGCTCGTTCGTTGATGATATCAACAAACTTCTCAGCTGGTTCGGTGATGGCCATATCCATGAAGGCCACTTGTTCTTCTTCCGGCAGTTTGGTGAGGGCATAAGCATTCGCCAGCGGAATCTGACCATTGTCAACAGCGTCGGCAATTTTCGGATTCTTGATCTTGACGAGCGAAAGACGATTCCGAACCCACTGCTCAGACTGATTGACCTTACGCGCCATCTCACTCATGGTCATCAAGGGACGGAGACCCATGATGCGTTTCAGCTGAGTCGCGTACTGGTGGGGTTTGGTTTCGACCTTGTGAATATTCCCGATGATCTGAAGTTCGAGAACTTCTTCATCAGATGCAGCAATCACATTCGCAGGAACAGTGGTAAGACCAGCATCACGGGCGCTGGTAACACGATGCAAACCATCAACAAGCTGGAAGAATTTCTCTCCCGTATCTTCATCTTTGGACTTGCGAACAACAACCGGATTCAAGATACCGCGATCCCGAACGGAATCAACCATCGCTTGATAGCTTTCGGTTTCCTTATCCACATCGCGCAGGGCTTTCGGATTTTCCCGAATCTCTGCCAAAGGGATTTCTTGAACTTTGTGTTTCGGGGCGGTAACATCCACAGCTTCGGTCTCCTCAACCTGGGGTGCTTGTTCTTCTGACATAGAAGAAACTCCTTATATGATCGCATTGTTAATAGAGATACATGGAAACGTCACGGATTCTTTAATCACTTGCGATCTTTAATGATTTCGCATCCTGTAAGAATAATCAAATCATGTTTGGATTTGATTCTGCTTTCCTCACTTGTGACGTTTTCCACCACTATACTGTATAACGGTCAAAACTTGCAAAACTTGCATGGGCGCAATAATATATAAATATATATAAATATTGACGCGCCCGCGTGTAACTTTACAACTAACTGACTGAAAATATGTTTCTGACTGAAAGAAAATAAAATATGTTTTTACTCTTCACACAATAACAAAAATAGGGTTAGTTAGTTAGTTAGTTATGCAAGTTTTGCAAGTTTTGACCGTTATACATTATGGAGAGACTCTATGCTTATTCAATTATGATTTGATTATATAAACAAGATGGAGAATCAAATCCCAATGCCAACAAAGACAGAAGCTATTGCCAGATTTTTAAATCATTCCACTCACAGTGATTTGGCCAATCTATATCACTATGGCATGGAGTGCCAGGTTAATGTTGCCCAAGATAATGGTGAGCGTATTAACGGTGACTACCGTGGCCGAAAATGGAATGGTTGGACTGATGGTATAACGACGTGGAAATCATTTCGCATACCTTGGAATGCCATGTCAGAACCAGAGTTCAATGATACGGAAATCAAATTTGACCTAGCTGAACACGTTGAAGCTATCGGTATGACAGGTTGGAATTGGGAGAAACGTCTTAGTGAGTGGGTTGCTTTCGATTTTGACGCTATCACAGGACACTCAGATAAACATGGCAAGAAGCTGACTAGTGAAGAATTACACGAAATTCAGAAAGCTGCTTATGATGTGTCGTGGGTGACGATTCGCAAATCAACATCTGGTAAAGGATTACATCTTTATGTGTTCGTGGATAATGTACCTACAGAAAACCACAGTGAACACGCAGCTTTAGCACGTTCAATCCTCGGAACTCTATCCGCAATTACTGGCTTTGATTTTGCATCCAAGGTAGACGTATGCGGGAGTAACATGTGGGTATGGCATCGTAAGATGCGTGGTACACAAGGATTGAAACTTATCAAAGAAGGTGAGGTCTTAACAGAAATTCCAACAAACTGGAAAGACCATCTTAATGTCATTAAAGGTTCTTCAAGACGCATAAAACATAGTGACATTGAAGAAAGAGAAGTTGACGAGTTTGAAGATTTGTGTAGCCAACGTACACATATTCAATTAGATGAAGAACACAAGAAACTTTTCAATTATCTGCGTGAGCATGGTGGTAACTGTTGGTGGGATACAGATAATCATCTCCTCGTGGCTCACACCTCAGACCTCAAGAAAGCACATGAAGATTTGAATTGTCGTGGTTATTTTGAAACACTATCTGAGGGTCGAGAGCATGGAGACTATAATTGTTTTCTATTTCCCTTGCGTAATGGTGCGTGGGGTGTGCGTAGATATACGCGTGGTGTAAATGAACACCCGTCTTGGGATCAAGATGGCTCTGGTTGGACAAGATGTTATTTTAACAAGGAACCCGATTTCAGAACTGCATGTAGAGCCAAAGGCGGAATTGAAGATACGAAAGGTGGATTCATGTTTCGTGAAGCTGAGATTGCTTCTGAAGCTGCACGACTCCTTGGTGTATCTTTGAATTTTCATCCATCATTAAATGGTCGTCAAGCTGTATTGAAACAACACAAAGACGGTAGATTGATTTGCGAAATCGATAAGCAAGATGGTGACAATGTAGATATGCAAGGGTGGCTTGCGAAAGGTAATAAGCCTTGGACACGTATCTATAACACTCGTGTTGTTGAGTCTGTGGAACCCGAAGTCCCGAACCATGATGACATCATCAGACATATTGTATCCGAACAAGGCGAGGATTGTGGGTGGACAATAAAGTCCGAAGGTATGTGGAGGCGTGAACCACTGAACCACATTAAACAAGCACTTTTATCGTTGGGTTATTCCAGTAAAGAGTGTTCTGTGATTGTTGGATCATCAATCTTCAAAGCATGGATTCTTGTAAACAAACCTTTCCAACCAGAATATCCAGGAAACAGGCGTTGGAATAGGAATGCTGTACAGATCAGATTTGCACCATCAGAAAATACTGAGTCTTTAGAATATGGTACTTGGCAAAAAGTTTTGAAGCATTGTGGTTCGGGTCTTGATCAAACGGTAAAACATAATGCTTGGTGTAGAGCCAATGGTATTATCACTGGTGCGGATTATCTAAAGTGTTGGATAGCATCATTCTTCCAAGAACCCGAAGAACCTTTACCATTTCTATTTTTCTACGGCCCACAGAATAGTGGTAAATCTATTTTCCATGAGGCATTAAGCGTGCTTCTCACTACGGGATACAAGCGAGCGGATGCTGCTCTCACATCTCAATCTGGATTCAATGCTGAGCTTGAAGGTACAGTTCTCAATATTATTGAAGAAACAGATTTGCGTAAGAATACGTCAGCATACAACAAGATTAAGGATTGGGTTACATCTCGTGAGATTCTTTTACACAGGAAAGGTGAAACCCCGTATCACATACCCAACACCACACATTGGGTTCAGTGTGCTAATGATCATCAAGCGTGTCCAATATTCCCTGGGGATACTCGAATCACAATGTGTTATGTTGAGCCTCTCGAACCATTAGACTTGATCCCTAAGAAAAGACTATTGGATATGTTGGAGAAAGAAGCACCGGACTTCATAGCTGAGGTTCTTCGGTTAGAGATTCCCGAATCTAATGATCGACTCCACATCCCTGTCATTGAAACAGAAGATAAAGTCTTAGCTCAAGAAATGAATCAAACACCGCTTGAACGATTCATTGAAGAAAAATGTATGCCCATCAATGGTCACATGATTAAGTTCAGTGATTTGTATGAACGATTCATTGATTGGGTTGATCCAGATGAGTCAAGGATGTGGACAAAGCAACGTGTAGGTAAGTCCTTACCACCACAATATCCTAAAGGACGACGACACAAAGATATGCAGTTTTATGTTGGTAATATTGGTTGGGTTGGTACTGACTTAGAGAGAAAAGACTTTAAGTATGTCTCTCGTGAGAAGTATTTGGAGGAGGTACCAATCAATGATTAACCAAATCGTTAAACAACTTCATCCAGATGACTTGAAATTGTTAATGCTGGCTTTTAACAATGAGGAAAGATGTGTGATTGAACTAGATGATTCTCGAATCATTGCTGTTCATGTCACAGAACTTCCTGGTATTGAAACTATTGAACAGCAAGGAGTGTGGTTATATGGAAAGCGAATATCCACAACAAATGATTCGAGAATCATTGCGTAAACGTCTATTAGAGAAAACTACTGTTTGGAATTATGATACAAATCAAATGCCATTGTTTGATTCTCTAATCCAAACAGAGTGGTCTCCCCGATTCGAGAATCTTATGATTCAAAACGCACCTTATGATGCTGTTGATGAATATTTTCTACAATTGATGAAGAATCGTTTGGTTCAAGGAGCATTTCGATATGGTCTATTACATGCTGAAGGTAAGAAAAACTGGGATAGAATATCAAGTGCCAAAGAACGCATAAGACTTTTTCGTGAAACGGGAAACGGGGAACATCTTATTGATGTTGCAAACATGATGTTACTTGAGTTTGAAGAAGGGAACCACCCAAAAGCCCACATCGGACCAACAGCCACAACAGTCTATATTGACAACAAACTTGAATTATATGAACAAACTGGTAATCTTGCTTACTTGGTTAGAGTTGCACAGTTTATGTGCCTTTGGTTTTGTTTTCAGTCACATGAAAATTTTCATTTTAATCCAGTGGGCATCGATGCAAAACATCACACGGAGGAGAAGTAATGAGCCTATTTGATAAGTTAGAGGATTTAGATCGATCAACAAGCACTGGTTCAAGAGACGAAATTGTCCGAGCACCATTTCCATATCCTGGTGGCAAGAGTCGATCAATTAAAGAAATAACATCTGTGTTACCATATCGCAATAAGTATGTTGAAGTGTTCGGCGGGTCGGGCGCTGTGCTTCTTGCAAGACACAATTCTAAATTAGATGTCTTTAATGATCGTTTCGCGGGTGTTGTAGCATTCTATCGTTGCTTGCGTGATCCAGAAAAGTTCAAACGCATGTGTGAATGGTTGCGTTTATCAGTACACTCACGCGAGGATTTTGTTTGGATGAAAGCAACGTGGGAAAACTGCCATGACGACGTAGAACGTGCATGTCGCTGGTACTCAATGGTGTGTTATTCCTTCGGCGGTCTTGGAAGGAATTGGGGACGTTCCACAAGTGGAGCCGGCACACTATCCGGTAAAGTGATTAACAAAATCCCGCACCTAGAACAAGTGCATAAACGTTTTCGTAATGTTCAAGTTGAGAATCTTGATTGGGAAAGATGTATCAAGGATTATGATGATTATGATACTGTCTTTTATCTTGATCCGCCATACGTGGATTCAAGTGAAGGTGTTTACCGACATGAGTTGACACGACAACAACATCGTGATATGCTTGATGTGGTGTTTGATTGTAAAGGTTACGTTGCTGTGTCAGCTTATCAAAATGATCTTTATGATCAGTTTGGTTGGGATCATGTTCATACTTGGGATGCGTTCGTTTCAATTCAAAGTTTGAGTTCCGTTGAAGGTAATAAGAAAGAACATTTAGCACATGTAGCTAAACGCTCTACAGCAAAAGAAGCACTTTATATTAAGGAGTAAGTGATGGGTATATCAATGCAACATTGGAATGGATCACAGATGTGTGTGGTAGACGTTGAAACCACGGGACTTGAAGCTGGCTGGCATGAGATTTTTCAGATCGCTGTATTACCTTTGGATTCAAATCTTTTCCCGCGTGAGGACGTACAACCTTTCTATGTCAATATGAAGCCTGACCATCCTGAAAGATGGGAAAAAGCTGCACGAACAGTAACCAGTACAGACATCACTGAAATCATGAGAACGGGTTTTGATCCTCTTGTTGCCCGCGATCTGTTTATTGATTGGGTTGACAAGCTCGGACTTCCTTGTACCCCAAGCGGCGCTCGAAAATACATCATCCCACTTGGACACAATTACCTTGGCTTTGATCAAGGATTTGTGAAATCATGGTTGGGGTTCGAGGAATACAACAACATTTTTCATGGACACGCCCGTGACACGATGACTTTCTCACTCTTGATCAACGACGGTATGGCTTATCATGCTGAGAAAGTTCCTTACGCTAAAGTAAGTCTTGGCGCTCTGTGTAGTCGATTAGATCTTAAAAATCGAAAAGCACATGATGCTCTTCAAGACTGCATTGCAACAGCTGAATGTTATCGTCGTATGTTGAAACGATTCAATGCTATTTAGAGGAAAACAAAACCGTCGATGGGATTGTTGGAAAGGAGAACGACAATGAAGGTTGACATTGAACTGGATGACTTGAATGAGCTGCGCGACCAGGTTGGACACTTGGAGCGTGAACTGGCAAACCAAACCTACGCGGGAAACAGCATTTCGTACATCCACCAGAAGATGACGAACTACGGCAACCAACTCGGGTTGCTTGGGCCGTTCGTAAAACGTGCGGTTGAGGAAGGGCGGTTGACCTTGCGGCAGAACGTGGAAACGGATCACAGGGTTGCTGCACTGTTGCACCTCCCTCTTTCCAACGTCAAAGATGAGGTGCCGCCGAAACAAAGGAGAAACTGATGGACAACCAGAACCGCAATGAATCAACCGGGGAGGTCGGC